TAAAACATCATTAACTAATGTACCACCTGTTGCATATATGTCAGTACCACTACCACCTCCTGATGTAAAACCTGTAACATTTATTTCTTGACCCAAATTATTAACAAGAGTCATTGTTGTAGTACCACTACTGTATGTACCACCAGTAATTGTTGTAAATCCGGTAATATTAACAGTATTACCTGAATTCGAATCTAAGGCTAAAGTACCTGTTGAATCATATGTTATTGTACCACCAGTTACTTGCCAGTCAGTACCCCAAAATATTCTCCATCTTGCATTTGTTCTTGTAACACCGTTAACTCCTTCAATTGTTGAGCCAGTCCACGCATCCATTAATGCTTGTCCCGCAGCATTTGGTGTAGTACCAATCTTATTTCTTATTTCATAGTAGGTACTACCATCATAAACTACGACACCAGCAGAATCTGCATTGTTATATAAAGTTTCATAGTTATCAATAGTATATTGGTACGTTTGTTGATTTTCTTGTACATAAACCAACATACCCAATCTTCTTCGTCCTGAAGATATTTTATCATTCCATAAAAATACTTTATCACTTAAAGGATTTGGTGATTTATAAAATTTAATTGGTATAGTATTTCCTGAGTTAAATATATTACCTGTTCCCTCCCATGAATAGTCCAAATCACTTAGTGATTCAACTTCCATATATCCTCCGATATTATATACGCTAAAATTTGTACCATAATCTCTATCTAAAGATGTTGGAGATACAGGTCCTGTAACTGTTGAACTAACTAAGGGGTTTTGATATTCGAATGCCATTTTATTTTTTTTAATAAATATCTGTTATAATTTTATAATCATTTTTTTTTTTAAGGAGTTTTAGTATTACCCTTCCATATATAATCAAACGAACTATTAGTATTTGAAGGTAAAGAAGCACTATAGTACACTCTATAATCACCACTCGGCCAATAACTACCTGAATATGTTACTAATACTCCACTGACGGTACTGTTTACCGATGTTGGGTCAAATCCACCATTATCATAATCATACCCAATTTCATCTATTTGATAGGTATCACTATTCATAGAACTAACAGGAATAACAATTGCAGGATATACTGTATCACCAACATTTACCTCACCCGCAGGTAATGTTACAGAATTAAATAAATATGTTGCTTGGTCTACAGTTGTTGTTAATACTTGAGAACCATTTGCGGTCCCACCTGTAAAACCAGGCCAGTCCATCCAAATCTGAGCTTCACTATTATTAAATCCTGCAGCTCCACCATTGAACCCTAACCATGATGTCGCACCATTGTTGAACATATAGTCATCTAAATCACCTGTATTAAACTGAAAATCATCATCTGTTGATAAAAATACGTAAGCCAATGCACCCGCACTAGTTGCTGTTGGTGTCGGTGTAGAATTAGGTGTTCCTGATGGTGTTGGTGTAGGATTTGCGGTACTCGTAGGAGTATTGGTAGGTGTTACTGTTGGAGTTGCAGTTACGTTAGCAGTTCCTGTTGGAGTCTGTGTTGGAGTCTGTGTTGGCGTAGCAGTTACGTTAGCAGTCCCTGTCGGAGTATTAGTAGGTGTGTTAGTAGGTGTATTAGTTGGTGTTACTGTTGGAGTTGCAGTTACATTAGCAGTACCTGTTGGTGTCTGTGTAGGTGTATTAGTTGGCGTAGCAGTTACGTTAGCAGTACCTGTCGGAGTTTGTGTAGGAGTATTGGTTGGCGTAACTGAAGGAGTTGCAGTTACGTTAGCAGTTCCTGTTGGCGTCTGTGTCGGAGTATTAGTTGGTGTAGCAGTTACGTTAGCCGTACCTGTCGGAGTTTGTGTAGGAGTATTAGTCGGTGTTACAGTTACATTAGCCGTACCTGTCGGAGTCTGTGTTGGCGTATTGGTTGGAGTTGCAGTTACGTTAGCCGTTCCTGTCGGAGTATTAGTTGGAGTTGCAGTTACATTAGCCGTTCCTGTTGGTGTCTGTGTAGGAGTATTAGTCGGTGTTACAGTTACATTAGCCGTACCTGTCGGAGTCTGTGTAGGCGTATTAGTTGGCGTATTGGTTGGAGTTGCAGTTACATTAGCCGTACCTGTCGGAGTTTGGGTAGGAGTATTAGTCGGTGTTACAGTTACATTAGCCGTACCTGTCGGAGTCTGTGTAGGCGTATTAGTTGGAGTATTGGTTGGAGTTGCAGTTACGTTAGCCGTTCCTGTAGGCGTATTAGTTGGCGTATTGGTTGGAGTTGTAGTTACGTTAGCAGTACCTGTTGGAGTTTGTGTAGGTGTATTAGTTGGCGTTACAGTTACGTTAGCCGTTCCTGTAGGCGTATTAGTTGGTGTAACTGAAGGAGTTGCAGTTACGTTAGCCGTTCCTGTAGGTGTCTGTGTAGGAGTATTAGTTGGAGTTGCAGTTACGTTAGCCGTTCCTGTTGGAGTGTTAGTTGGAGTATTAGTAGGTGTTGTAGTTACATTAGCAGTTCCTGTTGGAGTATTAGTCGGAGTATTAGTTGGCGTCGCAGTTACGTTAGCAGTTCCTGTTGGAGTATTAGTTGGTGTTGGAGTCACAATTGTACTACTACCCGTTGGTGTAGGTGTTATACTAATAATTGTAGCTGTAGGTGTTGGAGTCACCGATGCCGTACCACTAGGTGTTGGTGTATTTGTTGGAGTAACATTTGGAGTTGATGTTGGTGTTGGTGTTACTGATTGAATATTACAATCATATGTATGTTGTATACTAGATAAAACACCTGTACCTCCACTAACAGTAAAGGCAGTATTTGTACAATCACCATTTAACAAATTAAAGGCTGTTGTTGCAGTTAAAACTAACGTTCCGGTTGTAGAACCACTTAAAATAGGAATAGATGGTGTAAATACAAGATTATCACCTGTTGTTAAACCTAAAGTATTTGTAAAATTTACAGTTATATTTTCAGATACTGCAGAATCCGCAACTGCGGTATACGTCGCCCTAGTACTACCATCAGTTACACTAATAGTAACGGCATATGTTGTGTAAGAAACTATATTGTGACTAACCACTAAGTCATCACAACCGTCTTGTGTATTAATAATGTAGATAGGATAATTGGTACCGAAAGTAGCACCAGGTAAATTAATCAAAACACCTGCGATTAATTGGTCTCTTGTCTGATTAGTTTTAATCGGAGTTGTGGAAGTTGAACCTGTATATATATCAAACGGACCTACCGCATTAGAATCTAATGTGAGTCTTATAATAAATTGCGCCATCTACTTTTTTTAATAATAAATACTTTATCAAACAGAAATATCTTTGATATTTTGTTTAATTTTTATTAATTAGGCAGATTGACAAGGAAGAATTTCAAAATACTCGCAGTTGTTACCATCAATAATTTTTAACATTACTGCGGGTGCACCATCAAAAAATGAAGATAAAGTGAAATTTCCTGTCGGTGAAGCGTCTGTTGTTAGTACGGAACAATTATTACCGTTACTATCACATACATATAATGTATATGGTGTTGTAGCCCCTGAAACAGATGTTATTGTTATCTTTGATGACATTATGAAACGCAGTTGATATCGTAGATTATTTGTAATTGTATACTAATGGTTGCCCCCTTAAGTGGGTCATCATCACCATCACAATTTGATTTTATAATAATTGTATTATTTAATAAATCTATAGTAACACTACCAACTTCGTCAATAGTATTTAAAATCCCCTCAACAGTGGTTATCCATTGACTGTCAGAAGGTACAGAGTTTAATGTCGTTGCAGTATAAAATGGAACTGTAGAACCACTTACCCAACCTGTAGACCCTGTTATTGATACATCCGCAAAAAACTCAGCCGTTACAAGAGCACAATTGGTATTTCCAGATGTAATATCCAAAAATCCTTCATTCAACATTTTTGACATACTTCTCTTTGTATTAGAAACAGTAGTAAATAAATTTTGACATACACTAACAGCACTATATGCCGTTACTGTTGAAGAATTACAAATTATAGTGACATATTTTAATTTTGCACATCCGTCACTATCCGTAACAGTTACACTGTACGTATCCCCCGACAAATTAGATATTGTGGGGGTTGTTTCACCATTACTCCACAAATATGTAAATGGTGGATTACCACTCGTCACAACAACCTCAGCAGAACCATCATTACCATTAACACAATCAGTACCAAATAATGAATAATTCATAGAACCCGATGAGGTAACATTAAATGTTTTGATAACAGAACAATTATCTCCATCTGTAACCGTTAAAGTATATGAACCTGCATCAACATTGTAGAAAGTATACCCCGAAGCCGTTGTATCTATGATATCTTGTCTAAATAAAGTACCGTTATTCACCAATGCATAATCAAGTGGACTTGTATACCCCACACCAACATTTACCTCAACTGAACCATTGACATCACCACATGTAGACCCTGTGATTGCATAACTAACATTAAACTTATCACTTGAACTTATTGTTTTTGTTGTTTCATATAAACAATTAGACCCTGTTCCCGATATTGAAACCAAATAAGTGTCATTTGATAAACTACCAAAAAGTACCGATTGAGATGGTGTAGTTTGAGTTTGTACCACACCTGTTGTTTGTCCCGATATACTATAAACATAATTATTTGAACTCACCCCCGCTATGGTAATAGAAATACTACCGTTTGTTGAGCTACACGTTGAATTAACAACTGTTAAGTCTACCACGTCAAATCCACCAGGAGGTGTTATATACCCACCAAATAAATCTTTACATAAATCAGCATCGGTAACTGAAATAGTATAACTACCCGATGTCAATCCTGTTAACCTAAATTGTCTTGATGAACTATAAGATACTTGACCTGTACTACCATAATAATAAAAAGGTAATGTTCCACCTGTAATGGTAAAAATTAACTCCCCATCTGATGTGAAACAACTTGGCGTTATTGCACTTAATGACCCTAACCCTAATTGAGGAGTAACAACAATCTCTTTATCTTTGGATGTTGTACATCCTGCCGAATCAGTTACAGTTACAGTGTATGTACCAACTGTCAAACCTGTAATTGTGTTACCTGTTTCTCCATTGCTCCACAAATACGTATATGGACTAACTCCTGTTAATCCTGTTACTGATAATTTACCTTGATTTTGTGCACAATAAGAACTGTTTACAACCCAAAAACCATAATCAAGCTCAGAACTACCTGAAACTAAAACACTCTCAGTTTGAGCGGTAGCACCACCTGAATCTGTAATAAATGCATGGTAGATACCACTCGGCATATTAGTGAACTGATATGGGAAGAATGAAGCAGTATCACCCCTATAGAAGGTATCACCACTATATATATCGATATTATAAGGTGCGGATGTTGATGAGCCACTTACCCAAAAACTCCCATTACTGTTACCACAGGTTGTACCGGCAACATCATTTATTTCACCACAAAAACAGTCACTAACAATAATGTTGACAAAAATTTCTTGGTTATCAGGAGAAGTACTATCATTTATTTGCCATACATATGTCCCACCACTTAATCCTGTAAATATAAATGGACCATTGCTAGCAGCACCAGAAAGTGATGGGTTGTCAGGCACAGTATTCCATATTGAGTATGGGGCAACACCACCTGACGGTTGTATACTAACCGCACCATTACCAATGTTCTCACAAACACCAGTTATAGAAAAAGTAGCATCTAATGCCGTACAATCACCAACACAAGGCTCAGAATAAACTTCAACACCATCATAAGAATATGATGTATCAACACAAATTAAACTACCAGCATTGTATCCATTCTGTTCTACCCCACAACAATCTGTGTAGGTCCATGTACTTCCCGTAGTTACTCCTGAAAAACAAGCCATTATTGACAACTAATTGTTAAATCTATACCTACATTTAAGTATAATCGTTTATTTGTAAAATCATCATAACATGATGAATTGGCTATAATAATATTATTACCATTTATAAAATAGTTAAGGCCATCTTGATATAATAATTCAAGTTTTTCGTCCAACGCAGTAATCCAATCAGAATTTGATGGTACATCATTACCCCCATAACCTGTATAAAACTTTTCTTGAACTAATATTGTGTTATCTAACCTTAAATCAACATACCATTGACTAACAATTGTATTTTGGTTACATGTAGTATAAGATGAAGTAACTTGAGTGACAGTATCGGTTAACATCTGTTGGAAATTACCCGCAGTTGATGTTGAAGTTGGTTCAATCCAGGGGTAAACACCACAAGTAACAGTTTGGTCAATACAATCATACCCCAATATTTGACCTTCAAACGTACATGGGATACACTCAACAGGAATAATCTCACAACCTCTTTGTCTTCTCCATACAACCTTCTGTCTATGGAACACAGAGTTCTCCATTTTTTGTCCCCCCATCCACAATGTAGACGCTGGTAACATTTGTTCCACTAATCTCATCCAATAATCACCAATACCTAAAGTGTAATCAATCATTTTTTGGTATGTGAATTGATTTGAAGGTACATTTATTGCCTCTTCAGAATTTAAATAATCCCAATAGATTTTTTGAAGTGTTGGATAACCTCCACCCTTACCATCACTAATAGTTTGACGGTTTCTAACATTAATCATGTTATTATAGAATGTTTGAGCAAATTCAAAGAATGTTTTTTCCTTTGGTTTTGGGTCGATAACCGTCCAATCAATACCGCCAGGTGAAGGATATGGTGAAGTAAGTCCTGAATTAGGTATTGGGTAATTATATTTCCTACTCATATCCCAAACATCATATTCAAGACCTTGTCCCATGTTTAAATACAAATCAATATTTTTGGCGTTTAATACTAATTTCTCATTTGATACTCTGTAGTACGCATTAAACCCATTGGATGTGTTTCTTAGACCTAAATGGGTATCAACCCATGATTTTTTATTATCAAAAGTCTTAGTTAAACCATAACCTAAGGTCATATATGGGAAATACCTAAATCTATCAAAATATTTTTGTCCGTAAGTGTATGGCTCCAAGATAGTTTGATTATTTGGATTTGAGCCTGTGTATTTTGTGGCATTAACTCGATTAACTTCTTGTGACCTATGTTCTGGAGTACTTTCATACCAACCTGAACCTTGTTCAAAAAAGAATGTAGACGTATTTGTCGGTGCTAATGGATAACCATCAGAATCCATAGGGTATGTATTTCTATTCACACTAATACTTGTAACTGAAGAATCCGTAGTAAACCCAGTGTAAACTGTTCCTTTAATTTTAAATGTAATATTACTATCAAGTGTTGGTATTACATCTGCATATGTACCACCCGAAAGATTGGCGTATTGTGTATCAAATTGATTTACATTTATTGGTCCATCAGCCAAATAAATTATTTCATTAAATTCTACTAACGCATCCGGTGCACCAATAGCTCTCATTACCCATTCAACCGATTTTCGAGTACCTTTAGATTTGAATAGATATGCAGAATTAAGTATTAGATTTTGATAATACTGATAATTTATTTCATTTGGTGTTTTTTCTCTATCCTGACCAGAATATTTTGTTTTATTTGATGTACCAAAAATTGAATCTAAGAAACCATCATTAGTTATTGGTGATATATTTGGATTCCAACCTAATGTTTGAGCCAAATTAAATAAAAGTTGTGAAGGTATATCATTATTAGGCGTATAGTTCACTGAAGTCATATATGCTAACGCATCAATAAACTTTTTTGTTTCGTCAAAACTTCTACCATAGAGTTGTAATACTTTTTCTACTTTTTGGTCTTCAGTATCAAACTCATGGAATGCCGCGGTAGTTAAAAAACGACTAATTAAATTAGTTTTAAATTCATCAAGATTTTCTGCAATAGAATTAAGTTGTGTTAAGTAATTATCAAACTTATTTGTTCTAATATCCAAATTCCATAATCCATCGGTATTCCATGTTACTGATTTAGTAAGTATTTGATATCTTCCATTGTCATCTGCAACCGGCACTTTAAAGTCGGCAGTATACTTTGGGTTTATTAATCTGTTTAATAGAAAATCTTCAACCTCATCGAACGGGTCTTGAAATGCTTTTTCGGTTTCAAGATTATTTGGTTTAATAACAATAGTGTTAGTTGATGAACTACTACCCGAAAATGGGTTACCTATAACCACAAAAGTCATAGTCCCTGCAGATAATTTTGGTGACGGTGTGAAATCATACACCAAATACTCAGTATCTAAATTGTTTACATATACTGAATACCTACCATACTCAACAGTAAGATTTCTCAATGGACTAACCGCAAGTGGTCTGACTGAAATATTACGTGTAGAATTTTCGGAATAATCAATGTCAAATGGATTATATATACGAGTAACATCAACATCAAATGTTGTTAAATTTTCAGTTATATCATAACTTATATTATTTGCAGTATTTGCAGTTGTATAGTCATTAGATGTTTGATTTATTTGAATTGCAGCAGGAAAATAATTAATAATTTTAGTTACGGATGCATCAAACCTTTTTCTTAAAGAACCATATAAAGTAAAATTAGTAACCTGACTAATATCATAATTTGGGTATACTCTATAATTTTTTGCCGCAAGTATTCTTGATTCTAATAAATTACCAACATTTAAATCATTAAGACTTATTGGTTGTGAAAACGTACCAGTATTAAAGTTTCTATTAACTTTTTCAAACACAGAAGTACTGAACTCAAAGTTTCCTTGAGTCAGTCCTCCCCCATCAACAGTTTGTAAACCTACAATGTTGTCGGAAAAAGTTCCACTACCGTTTCCAGGTGCGGGAGGATATCTGTACTTATTACTTGCCATTAACTAATTACGTTTGTAAAGTTTTTACTAAAATCAATATTATCACCTCTATCTTGACGAACTTCAAACAACAAGTTATTAAAGTCATCTCTAACCTCAAATAAGTTGTATTGTTTGTAGATATTGTTCTGAGTATCATAGATTGTGTAGATACCATCTTCAATACTCTTAGTTTGGTTACCGTAAAGAGCAATTCCAAGAGTATCTAAGTCATAGTTTGCAACTTGAATATCAATACTTATTGGATTAAAAAATGTGTTTGTTACAATTATGTTTTGATTTGGTTGACCTATGTATGGTGTAGCCGATGGTTTGTTTGTAGGAGCACTCGTTGGTGAAACTGTACAAAATAATAAATCACTACCACTATCCACATATCTATATCTAATAGATTTTTGTGAACTGTTAACTAAATTAGTAACAACAGGCTCACAAAAGAATGAAGATGTAATAATTCTATAAAAGTTAGGAACTTTTGTACCATCTGAATTTAAATATTCTATTCTAAATCCAACAAGACCCTGATTTACAAATCTATTTCGATAACTCTGTGGCACATTATTTAAATCTATTATAATACCTTTAACATTCGGCAAAGAAGATAAAACACCACAATCGGTGATTGATGTTCTAATCTCTGCGGGTCTAAGGTATAATGTATAAATTCCTAGTTGATTAAATTCAGATGATGGTAGTTTTAAATTGTACAAACCACCCAATATTTCTACACCCGCATTTCCACCTGTATCTGAATTGTGAAAATATGGTTTTAAAATACTCGCGGCATCTAATTTCTTTAAAATAAAATTCTCTGTTACGTCTCTTGAAGGTGTATAATTAAGAATAATCTCCACATCTTCAGGTGACATGTCTGCTGGTCTTGTTGTTCCGTATGTTCCTAACGCCATTTTATTGTTCGTTTATTTTGTAGAAACCATACCCATAACGGACAAGGTCTCCGATGTTATCGACTTCTCCAAGTCTCTGTAATCCTTCAAACGCTGAATTCTTACCTCTTTCAATAAATATTTGTGATTGAATTTCCGGTTGCATGGCAACGTCTAATAAATTTTCTTCTTTTGTTAATGGTACCGCAACTAAGTCGTTTTCCGTAAATCCTGATGATTCAAAAATGAATAATGTTCTTCCGTTTGGATAATCATAATATGTAATACCGTTTATCGTATAGGATGTATATGTCGGGTCTATGGTTAAAACTCTACCATATTCTTCATTTTCCTTATATATTGTCACCGCAGGGTCATACGGAGTTTTTCCGTAATTTTTTAGATTAGTTAACATAGATTTAGTAAACCCACTTACAATATAAGGTACACTAATAAAATGTGATGTTACTTGGTCTGCAACGGTATTTGACGAATCCCCACTAAAAATATAATTATAATTGGATGGTGTACCTGACCAATTACCTCCATCAGAACTAAATGTTATATTACCATTTAAATTATCAATAGTGACCCCTGTTAGAGGTAACGTAATTGGTTTAACAATATTAATAGTACCAAAAGGGTTTGTTTGTGTTAATTTAATATCATACGACCCACTAATATTTTGATAGTTGTGTGTTATACTACTTAATGACATAGTATCCACCGCACTATTATCTCCCCAATCTACTTGATATGTTGAGAATTGGTTTACCCCAAAAAATTCATCCGATGTATTATAAAGTGTTATATTATATTTGTTTGCAGTTTCAGCTGAGAATAAAAAGTTAGTAATAACGTTATATTGTAAGGCAAGCCCATCAAATGGTGAATAATACCCTAAATCATTGAAAGTTTCTGTCAATAAAATAGGTATAGTCAATCCTGTAAGTAAACTATCACCATTAGTACCACCACTTAAGATTTCAGACATTCCTGAATAGACCCCAAAAGTATTACCACTAAGTGTTTCAGATACTATATCAGTACTTAAAACTTCAGGTGAAATTCTAATATATATGTTTTCATTCTCTATCATGGGTTAACATATTGATACCAATTTATGGGATTAGATGTAGTCCCAACCCTACTTAAGTTACCCTGAGGGTCTTCAAAATAAATTTTATATTCGTATGTCGAATAATCTAAAATACATTTATAGTAGAATTTATCATCTTTATTAAACGTAAACTTATTTGTAAATGTACCTTGGCATTGATTAGTTAATCTTATAAAGTCTCCATTTTTTGCGTCAAAAAATTTAGCACTCATATAAAATTCATTCAAATCTAAATAATCGGTATTTTTTAACCAATACAAATAAAACCCCTCTTTATCTCCAACATAATCTAAAGAGTACTCTGGTTTTCTTATATTAACTATAGGTGGATTAACAGAATTTCCTATCGATGATGTTTCAAATTTTCCCTGTTGTGTTGGTATAATTACTGTAAAATAATTTTTTTGACTCTCGGATGATTTTGTATCATAAAAATCCAACTTAAAGAAACTATTTTTAAATGAATTAACATAATAATATATTTCTTCTGAAGTAAATCCTAAATTTTTGTATGAAGTACCCCAATTATTACAATTTGTTGTTGAACCTACATTTGCAGTATTACCAGAATAAAAATAAAAGTTATATTTTATACTAGTTTCTGTTGTTGAATCGTCCCAAAAAGAGTGTGGGAATCTTGTAACTTCAAAATCTTGGACAGGATTAATAACTTGATTTAAAGCATAATCTTCAAACTCAACAAACCCTTGTTCCTTACCTAAATTATCAAAATCAATTTGGATTGGGATATTAATTTGTTGGGTGTTTGGCGATATGGTTACTCTATAATGATTATTCACAGTCGTCAATTATTGGGTCGTTTATTTCTTGGTAATAAATACCACTCGTATTTCTTAGTATTGGTGTTTGTAGGAAAATAATACTCTTAAAAGGATAATGACTATTATTGATAAATGGATTATCTACCCCAATACCATCATTGTCAACATAACCATACGGATACAAATCTCTCCATCTCCATAAATTATCACTCTGAGAAAAATAAGAATACTCAGGTATACCTGTCACCTCGTTTTTGTTTCCTGTCTCAACATAATCAGAAAATGCCCTGATTGGTACTTGATAATGTGGTTTATAAGAATATCCTGAAGGGAATTCAGGTGTACTGTCATTTTGAAAAACGGACGAGTTAAAACTGTACTTATGATATATTGGAGATAACACCGTTTCTTTTTGTTCATAGTAATTCCATTCACATATATCACCTTTAATTACATGACCAGCCCTTAAAGATTGATTGTAGTAAAAATTATTACCTTGTAGGGTGTAAGTTTCAAAAGGAATGTTATCTTTATTCTCTACCGATGCATGATTCCACCAATCATCGACATTCACACTATTAAAGTTAAACTCCCATCCAATATCAATTCCCGATGTATCAGTGTTTGGGTTATATGGTTTATTAAACCAACCCATATAACCTTTATTTATAATGGTTACAAATAAATCAGTAACAGGTTTTAAATTATTATCCTTTAATCCTGTTATATTAATATCTTTATCAAAAGAAAATGTAAAAGCCTGACCGCCTTGTTTACTTGAAATCCTTTCAACTTTATTTGGTGTTAGCCCACTATATTCTAATTTTCTCCTATTAATAAAAGCAGTATTTTCAAAACCAGCTTTTACTAAATCAACCTCATCACCATCGGTTAATAATTTATGAAGTCTTACATAATATTTTGATGTTGTTTCTTCAATATTTTTTAAATCAATAATTCTTTTAAATGTTCCCGTATTATTATCTAAAAATTCTAAACTATCATATCCAACATCATATATTGAAAATACAACCTCTTCTGAGTCATAATACTCATCACCTAAAGAAAAAACAGGAAATGTATCTTTACCATTAACAGAAAAACTTAATTTCACATATTCACCAACACTTAGATTATGTTGAGTGGCACAATAGAAACTTATTAACGGTTTACCATTGAAGAATCTATTTCTAATTATAAATGGTATGCCGTCAGATATTATTGTATCACCTACAGATACATTAAATCTAGAACTATAGTATCTAATCTTTTGTGTGGTGTCACTACTAAATGGATATGAAATATAAATGTTCCAATTATATGATGAAGCACTTTTTGGTATGTATGTTGTGTGTCCACTTATACCTTCTTCTCTTATAAATGTAAATTCCTTATATTGTGGATATCCTTGCCAAACATTATTTATAACTGATTGTTCAGGATTTAAATAATATAAATCATTAAGAAATGGTGTATACGTGGTTTTACCACTAACACTATTATTTATAATGTTAGAAATTTTACCAGAGACTCTTACAGTATTACTCGACTGTCTTTCATCATCAAATCTTTGTGCTAGATTTAATAAAACAGTTCTATCACCTTGTGTATAATTCTTTTGGGTCGATTCAAATGGGACTTGAATTAATACATCCTTATCAGAATTACCTTTAAATCTTTTAGAACCAGGTATATATATTATTTCATTTTGATTTCCCATTATATAATATATTTTGTAATAAATCTATTCATTGCCGATTTTCCTTTGCTAATACCAAAATAAAAATGATATGGAGCACCAACCATAAAATATCGTGTTTGATTCTGTGGGAAATTAGCCGAAACATTTCCTTGTCCGTTCCTGTTGTATATATATCCTAAGTTTTCACCATTACTAGTATGGAAATATGGAGAAGTATCAAAATCTAAGTCCTGATATTTTCTTGTCAGTATTGGTCTACTTGTTAACCAATTATTTTCATCATAACCAAAAATAGTATCGGTAGATTCTAATTGCCACCTATAAAAAGGTACTTCCTGTGTTTTAGGATAACCAAATGTTGTATATGGTGTTTTACCAGGAGTTATTAATTGTCTTGTTTCTCTATCACTATCAAAAAATATCCCTAATATTGGTGTCTTAAATACACCATCCTGACTAACATAAATTTTACTATCATCGTAATTTGAACCCAAGAATGGAATTACCCCATATTCAGAATTTATACTCCACAATTGTGCAATATCACCATCAATTCGGTCACCACTTCTACTAAACATTGCGTTTATTGAAGCTTCTCCAAGACCAAAAGCTCTTTCCCAAAAATTTGTATTAGCCAAACGAGATATAATAAACATGTTTGTTAAATCACTCGTATCACTATATGATGTTGACCTTAAGGTATCTACCAAATATCCTTGAAAATTAGGGTCAAAACAAATTTGTTTTGTAAACTCATCTCTTGGACCTAAATCCATAATAGTAGTTGGGAACCATAAGTTTCTATCATTAACACCACCATAATCACCCACAATAGGTAAAACCGTTTTTTCTTGTCCCTGAAACGCACCATTTTCATACTTTGTTGATTTATAATAAAAATTATTAGAATCTGTATTAAAATAAATTGGTCCTCGTCCTCTTCTAAACACATTTTCAGGATTACCACAATACGTGTAGTGACTAACATCATTACTAGTCAACTTATATACTGTACTTTTATTGAATGATGGCATATATAAAGTTCCATTTACCCAATTGTTTTGGAACATTTGCCCAAACACACCATTACATGCCGCATACATAACTCTATACCTCGCCATCCATTCAAACCATAAATTAATATCTGTACCATCAAGTAGGTTAACAATCGGTATTTTAACTAATTTATAACATCCCTCTTTTACGTGTGGCTCACCTAAATTATTAAGATTTTCGCTTTGGTCTACAGTAAAGCTACTGCCATACCCTTCGTACGCACCTAACTTAACCATACCTGTACAACTTAAAGATTCAATAACCGTAGTAACAAAACTTGGAGTTTCTCCTGTAAAATCCTGAGAACCTGTTGTACTGTTAGTATCAACCGGAATGTTAGGTGTGTAGGCAACCGCACCAACATCACTAATTTTATACATAGCAAACTTTTGATTTTGATGTAATGGGAAATACGAATCATAATGTGATTCCATTTGGTCGGATGTTGGTAACCTATCACTTCTAAATACTAAACGACCACTATCATTTAGTATTATACCATTATTACCATCCCAATAACTCGGACTAAAAAATCTAGCCTCTCCGTCTCTTTTTCTTTTATCTAACCCTAATAATCCAACACCTTCTATTCTACCCTGACCAATATATAAGTTTGCAGAACTAGAGGTAACACCACCAGGGAATGTATAGCTACCGACATTCTTTTGGTCACCAGGTGAAGATTTAAACCCAACTCTTGTTTTATCTAAACGAGAATATCTAGTTAATTCTAAACTTTTGAAACTTTTAAAGTTAGTACTATCAGGTGTGAAAGTATATGATGGAAAAAATAATTTAGAACCAGAATTTTGAGTATTATTAGGGATGTTATGCCCTTGAGGACTTAAATACCCTGATGTTTCAGAACCTCCATTGTTTTTTTGTATTGGTATATTTAAATAATAATTTCCTTGAACTTTAACTTCACCATATACTTTACCAAATAATTTAGATAAATCATATTCTATCGTTTGCCTTTGGGTATATGGGTCAACACCCCTAACTAAAAACAAAATTTCATATTGTTGATAATCTGGCATTTTAGTTAATGGATAAAACTCTTCCTCTTTTAGACTACTTAATGAACCTTTTCTCCAAAATATCTTTTGTTGATATCTAATTATATAGTTATGTAAAATACTATTAGCTCTTGTACTCCATAAAATATCCGCATAATTTGATACTGTACCACCCGTAACAACTTGTAAATACTCAACACCTGATTTAAATTGATATGATTGTTCATTACCTTTGTTTGAAAGAATTTTTAAATTTGCGGTTTGTTCATTACCATTTACCGCAATAAATGTTTGAGTGACATTAACTAAATCATTACTATTTGAAAGAGATGTCCCCGTAATTGAATCAAATCCAAATTGATTTGTTGTTGCGCCTGTTAAATTAGGGTCGTTTATATTATCAAGATTACTAAAGGTAATTAAACTACCAGGACCAAAAGATTGTAAAGTACCAGGGTCACATAATAATATCATTACATTATCATACATAGGGTCTGAAAACATCACATTGTTAGTCACAGGATGAGTATTTCTAACCGTTGTTTTTATCAAATTTGGATTTGTTGATGAGAAATAACGACTTCTTTGGTTGGCTAAGTTTATTTTTTGTGCTAATGTGGGTCCTTCAGAAACCCCCCAATCACCAGAACCTTCATCATAAAATGGAACTCTTTGTAAATTACCTGATTCGTTACCAGCTAATAACCACCTTAACTTTTTAGTTGTTTCTTCTGATGGACCTTCAGGTGTAAAATTACTAAAATATCCTCTATCATTGACATTCGCTAATACTGACTGATTAGCACCAAGAGTATATTCACTACCGCTAGAAACATTATATTCCTGACTACAATTACAATTTTCACAATCAGGATATGATAACATAGGTAGATTCATTCTAGGTAATGCTATAGGTTCAAGAGCAGGACCATCTCCACCAAAAAGTCTTACAAGCCATAAAACTAAATTTATTATGGCTATAAAAATACTAATTATTAAAAAGATAACATGAATAACAGTTAATATTGGTAAAAAACTTATTTTAAGGAACATTAATCCATAATCCAACGAAAGCATGTTCGCAGGATTTTGTTCCCCATCATTAACAGGAAATTTATTTATAGTGTGTTTACATAATGTATCATCAATAGCCTTAATACCTAAATGTCTCCTATCTCCAAATCCATGTTTAAAACGGTCTATATGTGATGAGATTGTATATACTTTATTATAATTAAATTCATAAAAACGGTCTTTACAATCTATAGCCTCTTGTACCATTTGCAGACCTAAAGTAGATAAATTATCACTACCAATTATTTTATCCCCATAATCATTCCAATCTACTGAGAAAGCATAAGAGGCATTTGTGTCAACATCAGTTCCTGTATATTCTTTAATATTTGGTACTAAATAATTTGCCCTTTGAACCTCATTAGTTAATCCTCCTTCATTTTGCCATTTTATCTTAAATCTATATTTTGATTTTGTAGGAATTCCAACAGACGGGTCATTTGATAATACCTGCTCACCAAATTCATTTGTTACCACATAATCTAAGTTCATAGGTAACTCAATTAACCAAGTACCCTCAGGGTCTATTATGTTTCCACCATTTTCTAATTTGTATTCTTCGAGAATTGGATATCCTGTATCTTCCTCAACATTAATAGTTTGTCTGATTGCCAAAATTTGACCAGGTCCTGCTGTTAAATCACAAAGTCTACCCGTAGACGGTTTTATTAAACAACTTTCTTTTATTGCATCATCATCGTCAGTAGAAAATATGGAACCCATAAACACACTATGAGGTTTAAGGTCAATACCATAGTCTCTTAAATCAAAATCAACTCTTGTTATTCCAATGTTACATAAGTCTTCTTGCCCCCAAAAAGATGCAACATCAACGTCTTTAATACCATTGATAATCTGAGGTAGGGTTGATAAATCCGTAGATGACCTGAAACTTTGTCCTGATACTTGGGTTTCACTAGCCAATCCCATTCTTATCAAATCTGACGGTCTTAAAGAAAAACATCCCATATCTGACAAATCTAAATCCATCACAACCTTTTGTATCCCCAAAGGAACACCAACAATCATAAAGTCACCAGACTCATTTGTTTTTACAGTAAACTTATAATACTTTTCATAAATTTCTAAAACCTCTTGTCTTGTCAATACATCATCTTCAGTTGGGAATGTACCTGTTGGTGTGTGTCCTTGATAACTTTGTTCGTATGGAAGAAGATTATATCTATATCCATCCTCATTCTTTTGTCCTAAATTTTTATAAGGATATAATGTAGAGATTATTGGGTCATTCTCATCCATTTCTTCTAATGGAACAAATACCGAAACTCTCGCATTTGGTACTCCATACCCACCATTAGTTATAACTCTACCAACAACAACACCATAGTCGGCACAAAATCTTGTATATACATCTTCTTGTCTTAATTTTAAAGACAATATTTCAAGAAAATCAAAATCTTGTGCTATTTCTACTCTGATGTTTTTATCAACACCAGGTTGTGTTCTTATTCTGTATGATTTTGGCATATTTTACTTTTAAGATAAATAGTTATTTATCCAATTTTAAAAATAAAACTTAATTGGTGTATGTAAACTTATATTAAGAAAATGCAACACCTTTAAGTGACTTAGCACTTATCATGATGTCTTTGTTTGGGAATCTTACTTGATAAATCTGACTAGGTTCAGCAAAAATAGTATCGTCAATAATTTCAATTTGTTTTGTTGCAGCGTCAGAATATCGTTGTGAGGTTTGTGATGAAGAATACTCACCACCGGTCTTGTTGTATATTTTAATATCTGAAAGTGCAATAACACCAGACACATCTTGAATGATTCGTCTAATATCAGACACATTCAAATTTTGACCTAATCCTCTTGTTGTTGGGCTCATATATTGAGATATTTGATTAACAATTTCAGTTATAACTTGTCCCTGATTTTGTACTGAATCAAATACCACAGATAAATCAAATGCTAAATCTATAACTTGAGCATTACTAATTTGTACATAATCATTAATCATTCTATAGTTAGAGAGATATGTAGCAATGTTAGTTTTTAATGTATTAGAAACAATTTCAGTCAATTGTCCATCCGCATTGAATGATAACATTTTAACCAGTACTTTATTATCCTCTTCAGTTATACTAACCTTAGCCGGTGCTCCAAATTTACCAGGCATAATATCAATTAAAGATTGGTAATCGTTGATGGTTACCGCTCTTTTTTGTGATGCAAAGTTAAAACTAACCATGTTTCTAACTTCTTCTGTTGTTGGTTGATTAGCCCCACCAATGGCTGCCGTCACATTATTCACATTTAATGAATTAATCACTGTTTGGTTAATATTGTCTGATGGACCATTAACAGAAAAGTTCACAGTACCTAATTGATTAATAGCATTTACACCAATATTAGATGATGTACCTCCACCAATTCTATACTGAATAAACAAAGTAGTGTTTGGTTTTACTGTAAGACCTAATCCAATATTATTTTGATAATCTTGTATTCTCATTGGAACTCCAGTTTGTGCAAATTGTATTAGTTGTTCATTTGCCGTTGTTGTTGCCCCTCCAAATGTCATCTTTAAAAATCCTTCTGGAGTATATTCTGTTATAAATCTATTTTCTGTCTCTAACCATTTACCCACTTTAATTCCCGTAGAATCTGCAGGTTTTGTTGGGTCTTCAATAAAAACTTTTGACTCGGCCAATGCATCAACTTCATACCACTTATTTGGTGAACTTATAAATTCACCATATGTTGGTGTTGCTTGATAGTTTGTACCATCTTTTTGAATAACAGATGTAATACCTAAAACATTTCTTTCAGGTAAGAATATTTCATAAAAAGGAACAACATCATTTGGGTTGATAATTTGTTTAAATACTTTTGTTATACCGTTAACAACCGTTTCTCTTTTTGTGATTGTGTAATTAATAAGTCTATTATTAGAATCAAAATTTGGAATTTTAATTCTGTTAGGGAATCCATTAGCATCATAAGGTGAGGCAAAATCTATGTCATATGGATTTTCAAAAGTTTGACCTCCACCAACAACTTGGGAACCCCCTCTTAGAATACCAAGATATCGAGCATCTTCCTTATCACCGTAAGCGGGTACAGTTATGGAAAAATCAACCATAGATATAGATGGTCTATATCCAGGAATTTTTAATCCGTAAGTTCTAGCAATATTATAAACAGAAGAACGTTGTTGTGCATATTGTAACACAGTTTCCTGTATACTTCTATCCATATGGTAGTGAAGGTTATCACCAATCGCAGCGTTCAAATCTAAAAATACCGAAAATACAGATGCGTCATTGAAGTTGTCAATGAGTTCAGGATAATATTGTCTCGTATAATTTATGAGGTCTTGTCTTAGTCCTTCAAAATCTCTTTCCGTATAGGATATTTTTCTATTTGCCATATACTATTAAATATTGATAATTATAAAATCTTTTGACTCAAATGCCTTATCATCAACTGAATAATCTATTCTTAACTTAGCGGTATACTCTTCTGTTCCTTTTCCAGGAATTTTATAAACAGTACCTCCTAACTTTTCGTAATTTAATTCACCTTGAGCTTCTAGGTCATCCAAATATGGTGTTAAACTAATGTCTTTTATAGTTAAGTTTGGTATGTATTTTTCAACCGCGTCTCTAATATCTGATTTAATCGCCTCAAATGTTGGTCCGTCCATTGGTTCAAAAATGAACTCATATATTCTTGTACCAAAATCGGGTAAATAATATCTACTTCCTTTTCTTGTTAAAATCAAATGCAGTAAATCAGTTCTTATCTCCTCAACACTTGTTTGTGATAGAGATAAGTACTTACCCTGAAGACTATCTCTAAAGGGAAAATTAACACCATATGTAAAACCATCTGCCATTACCCATAAATATATTAGTATAGTAATTTATAAAAAAAAGAGGACCAAAGTCCTCTTTTATATTTTTTGTTTGTTAAAAACAACTTTTATCCTTCACATGAAGTACAAACTAAATCATTCAAATTTAATTTCTTTCTTGCAAATGCTTGAGCGGAATTCATTGAGTGTTGGTAATACAACGTTTTAACTCCCATTTGCCATGCGTCAATAAGAAGTTTGTTTACATCTTTAGTTGGCATGTCGGGTGAAACCATAAGATTTAAAGACTGAGCTTGGTCAATATAATCTTGTCTAACCGCAGCCATGTTGATAATTGATGACTGATTAATTTCAGCAAATGTTCTAAAAACTTCTTTCTGTTCATCTGTCAAGAATTCCAAATGTTGTACAGAACCATCATGTTTCTTAATACTATCCCATGTTGTTTTATTATCTTTTTTCATTGATGCCAACAACTTCTGAAGTACTGGATTTTTAATGGTAACTTTCAATTTAGCAACATCCTTAACATAACAGTTTGACCAAATTGGTTCAATTGACTGTGATACTTGTCCTAAAATAAATGCTGACGATGTTGTTGGAGCAATAGCGTTAAGTGTAACGTTTCTACGACCGTAACCAACCAAAGTTTCAGGTTCTCCGAACATTTTAGCCAATTCTGAAGACGCCTGATATGATTTATCTTTAATTAATTTAAACACCTCAACATTTAGTCTTGCTGATTCTCTACTATCAAATGGAAGATTTTTAGACTGAAGTAATGAGTGCCAACCTAATACTCCTAATCCAAGTGCTCTTTGTCTTTTTGCAAAGTTGTAAGCCTTCTCAAGATAAAAGAACGCCCTTTTACCTTCGATTGTACCATTATCACGAATGTCCTCA